CTTGGTTGCAGCATGCGCGCGCTTCATGAGTTTGGTCACTGGGGTGCGTGGATGGGCGCGCTTGAGTTTCTTGAGTTGCCTGCCAAACTCTCTCTGATAGGCGCTAACCTTCCGCTTGGGCTTGGCTGATCCGGCCAGTACACTGAGGGTTCGCCGTCTCCGACGAGTACTCTTACCCTTCCGCCTAGAGCTCTTGCGACCTCGCGCGCGATCCTCTGCTAGAGCATCACCAAAACTCGGAATGCCTAGTATTGGGTTCTCGGGATTGACTCCGCCGCCCCTGCCCCCGGTAGAGATCCCGATGAGGATGGCTAACACCTCTTCTGCGCTATATGCCATACAATCACTGCTGAGATAGGGCCAATGCCATAGCGGCGGCCTGAGACATGGTCTCTACAGTGCATTCCATGGTTATCGAGCAATAGACATTGCCATCGAAGCCAGTACTGGCAGCACCGCCAAGGAAGATTGAATCTACAGCTACCAAATATCCGTTCGTCCAGAGTTGCGGGAGGTTATCGAAGTCCTGAGAGACTGAACTAGGGACTGTACCGTTACCGCTAGCGACGATACGTCCTGAACTGATCACTGCCTTGTCACTGGGTAACACAATGTCGGTTTGACTCTGAGTTAACAGTTGAAATTGAGCGGCCGCGCCATTGAATGGTGCTGAACCCGAGGAGGTCACCTCAGAGGTTCTACCGGTGCTGTCCGACATCGTGACGGCGATGTTATGGATCCGTAGCACAGATTTGCCGAGAGCGTCCACATAAGCACCCAAATCAATGGTTCCTTCTTGGTACGCGTTGGTGTTCAGTATGTTGGTTGTATGTCGGATAAAGAATGAATCACTTTTAGCCATAAGTGAAAGTGAACAGGAACTCGCTAATTAGGCTTCCGAACCCCATGAAACTAGGAAATCTTGATGTATGTGGCTAGGGCGTACGCTGGTCATGGCTGGCATTGTATTACGCCCTCCCCCCACACATGTAGGCTGAAACTACACTCTGTAGGTTCTTCCGTAGTATAATATTATAAACAGAGGCCTCTTCCTAGGGTCATGAAGGAGATAGACGACACAACACCGCCTAAAACTGAAAGTGAAGACCCCCTTGAGGCCGTCTGGGACATCTTAGGACACATTGAGTGGCACAAACTCAATGAACGCCTTGAGAAGTTGGAACTCCGAATAGCCAACCTAGAGACCCGCCGGACTCTGCAAGCCGATCCCAATGACGATGAGGAGTGGTACTGATGATTGTTCATTTGGGATATGTGTGCTCCGTTTGTGGAGCTTCCGAGATCCAAGAATTTGAATGCTGTGAGGAAGACGAATGAAGGAACGCAGGAAGGCAGGAGCGACTCACTCCTTCAGGCTAACACAGAGAGCATCGGAGCTTGTTGACCGACTCAACCATCCTAGGAGCCTAGGTGGCAAGTCTCGCCTGATTAGCGATGCAATCGAGTTTTACTTCAACCGATCCAAAGTCACTATTCCTGAACTTCTCGATGATATCGAGCACCTAGAGGCTAGAATCGCGGTTTTGAGTGCAAAGAATCCTGAAAAGACCCCTTCACCCCCTGCTTGGTGGCGACGTTTTATTCGGGGAATCCTCTGAATTCCTTCTCTGTATTCTGACCCATGCCTTTCAACTGGGCGAACAGTGACTCAGAGGGAGTCAGTTTGACTTCTTCAAGTTCGATGTAGTAGGATGCATCATACTCGGCAGTGGCACCCTCGGTCAAACCATAACTGACAATGTACAGTTCATTGGTGATGACCCTGTCAGCATCGACGAGAAGTTCAGTACCGTGATTCATAGCACCATGAGGGATAATCCAGTCGGCGCTGACGTTGTCTCGGATCAACATGTCCTGAGTCGCCCATGCAATCGAGCGATTATCTCCCGGTCCGATTGCCTTTTGGTAACGATTAGCCGAAGCAGTCGACGTGATGGCAGCGAAATCCCGGCCCAACTGATCCGTCAGTAGAGAGACTTGCCAGAGTGCTCTCGCGTCACCGCCTCCACCACCAGTAGCGCCTTGGATCCATACAACAGCTCGCCGCACCTTCCAGCCTTTAGTTCGGTCAGGTGATTCATACTCAAAGATCTTTTGACCTCGCGCTGTACCATACGTTGTGTGGGTCCCTACGTCGGTCATCCAATCCCCCCGGAGAGTCATTATGCGGCCCATCTACTTCCCCCTCCTAGCGCGCTTGGTTGCAGCATGCGCGCGCTTCATGAGTTTGGTCACTGGGGTGCGTGGATGGGCGCGCTTGAGTTTCTTGAGTTGC